GCACGTGTCACGCCGAGGGGCGCCGTACGGTCGGTCTGGTCGGGGTCCGCATGGGTGGTCAGTAGCTCAACCAGCACGTCTCGCAGAGTAGTCTTGTGCAGCTCGGGGCATTTAAGCGCCTTGGCGATATCGGCCAACTGAAGCGCTGTCAGATTGGCGGAAAGACTATCCACCAACTCGAACTTGCTCAGGCCCGCGTCGGGCTCTTTCATTACGAATAGCCCGAAACCCTGCGGCGTACCACCCGCCTGTGCACATGCGGCAAACGACCGTAGGTCAAGACAGCCGATCTTGCCCGGACGATCCCAGGCATAGCCTCCACCCTCCTGCTCAACCCACGCCCACGGTGCCAGGTAGTATCTCACCATCTATCCATTCCTAATTTTAATAAGAAGTTATCATATAATTTCAATCAAAATACAAGCTGCTCGACCCATTACCCTTATGCTGATAGACCTCAATTGGCCATTTGTTGCCCCTTATTTGAAAAAACCCAATCCACTAACAAAAAAAAGGATGCTTAGCGTATGCTAAACATCCCGAATCAAAAATACCGTTCATCGACACACAAATATCATATAAAAGTATTTAGCTATCTCAAACCAAGTACTCTGCAACTGCTTCCTCAATCGTTGTATCAAGGACAGTTGCAAAAAACTCATCATCAGAAATCTTTCGATTAGCTTGAAACGCTTCTCGTTCAACTTCTAATGCATCCGACCAAATAGCACATGTGTCATTAAAGTATCTGTGCCGTTTCATCAGCGGCAACCAGAATTGCTCAAAACTCTCGTCAAAACACATCCTACACATGATATAGTTGTTTGACAAGGGAAACCGGGGATGCATGGAATAGTTGAATGAACTCTTGAACATATGCCAGAAGATATGGTCTCGCACAATGTAAATTGGTGTGCCGGAAATAGCACACTTGAGGCTCAGGGCAATTTCTGTTTGCCCCCAACCAGAGGCTGCTGATGGCCAACCACCAAGTTGTTCAAAAACCTTTCGTGGAATGCCATATCCTGGTGCAATAAACCCAGTGACAGACTCATACTCATTTTTTACAGGCACTTTTTCCCATTCAGACACAAGACGGTTACGTTCACCGTTGTCTATAGCCAACTTTTGCCGTCCAAAAACGCGATCAGAACCGTAAAGATTTTTGATTTGACCTAAGACAACCCCACCTTTCTCCATAGCAACCGTGCTAATGTACGCAAGGCAGTCAGGTGATACACGCATATGGGCATCAAGCATCACCAGCACATCCCCAATTGCATGTTTTGCTGCCAAGTTTCGGCCAGGAGCAACCCCCTTGCGGGTTTCGTTACGCAATACAAGCACATCAGGCGGAAGATTATCACAGCTATGGTCAGTGGATGCATCATCTGTGACAATTATTTGGAGTTTGAGTCCAGAACTGTTTAAGCGTAGATTTTCAATTGTCCACAACACCTCTTGTCCTTCATTATGTGTCGTCATAATTGCAGTAACTGATGGTGTAATCATTTGTATTCATGCGTTCCCTTCTTCGTTCAGTGGCTTCAAGAAATCAAGGACAGTATTAGCAACAACCTGCACATTTGGCATAGCGCCATTTTCGCCCGCCAAACCAATTGAATTATGGGATGCTGGAAGATACCGGTTTGGATTTGTTGGGCCAAAAAGGGTAATTGTTGGTAATCCAAGACCAGACGCCATATGCCCAATCCCATTATCCACCCCAATATACAATTTTGTATTCATAAACACCGGTACCAAATCCATTAAGGTCGGTGTTTTGCCTGTCAAATCTACAATTGACCACTCACACGCTGTGCATGAAACCTTGGTACACATTTCCTTTATCCCACTAAATTGGATTTGCTCAGATCGAAGTGTATCATGCCCACAAGCCGGGCATTTTGCAAATGATGGGACTGCGGCAGAAGAATCCCCAACAAATACAATCGTTTCTTTCGGCATCACACCTGTTAATTTACGCCAACAATCTGAACACCACATCTTCTTGGCATTCTTTTCGTTACCACCAACCCCCGTGCCAATTACAACATAATTCGGAAATCGGGTTGGCAACAAAGAAACTAGTGGCGGTTTCTTCATTGAATTACGACGCTTGTCAATGTCGCTGCTCAACTGCTTTTTCCAATCACCATCACTCATAGTGTTAGGTGACCACTTTTCCATAGCCTTCTCGGTGACCTGATCCACAATGCTTCTTGCCCACTGCACAGGGCCACCAGACCATCTACGTGGATTGATACGATACTCACAGTTAATACCCTTTGCGCGTTCCTCCAGAGCCGATGAGCGAGTATCACAACAAGCAGCGAAATAGGTTTCCCCAACGGGTTTTTCATCAAGACAGTTTACATTTGGAATCTTACCAATGAGTTCACCAATGGCTTTGGCCGCCTTTCGCATTGGCCAGAAATCGACATGCAATGGAATGGACCCAACATTGGCAAGTGCATTAATGGCTGATGCCATCATTACACCATCACCAATACCACCATTGCAAATCCACAAAACTCGTTTGCTTGCATCAACCGATGCACTTACCCCAACTTTATCATTAATTGTGGTGAATTCAGCAAGTTGAACGTGTGTGTCATCGTCCTTAGATATTACTGGTGGAGATTCTGGGTCTTGTATGTCTGTGCCTTTTTCTGTTCCGGTCTCATAAAATCCAGATACAATGCTATACGCAGAATTCATTGTAGTCACATCTTCATGGATGTTGGTTAAATGCTCGCGTCCCCATTTCATCAAAGCAGGGGATTCAGACGGAATCGACACCATACAAAGACATTGTGGACGAGTACCAAAATGAGACAAGTGATGGGCCACAGAATCCAAAACAATAGCAATTTCATCTTCCTCTACACGATTCTCCGGCAAGTTGATGATACAAAAACTAAATGTATTGGGTGATGTATCAAATCTAGCGCAATAAATTGGCTTATTAAGAATAACGACCCGATCACGTATCACCTTAATATTGATCATGAACTGTGCTATAGCAGTTGCGTTATCAAATGGCCACGTGTCAATATAGTACACGCGCCGAATATTACCAACCTTTGAAACCAGATAGGACAAATCCTTACCATCCCCACCCCAGCCCACCACAACTCCAAAAATTTCTTGGTTATTGAAAACTCGTGTAATGAATTTTGCATATGTATCACACAGAGTGTAAGTACCACTCATCAAACGACAAACAGTGTCATTTGCCATCATTCACTTCCTTTCTGTATTATGTTGTACAATACCTACTTATTTCATCATTTTTTCCCAATTGGCACGTTTCATATCATTAATATGATTCAAAATGTCTCTCCGTTTTCGTTGTTGAGCGCGCGTATATGCCGCATAGGCTTTGCCCTCTGGACTATCCATGTCTAAGAACTCTCCTGTTGCTTGATTAAGGATATAGTTCTTTCCCTGTGTGACATCGACTTTACGCTTGTTGAATGCAACATCATCTGGGTCTATATTACGCCACCACGGCATATCATCAAGATCATCTTCTGTTGAACCAAACGGAAGTTCCTGCATTCTCCAACTAGGTCGTTCGACAGACCCTTTGGGCGGAATTGGCAGTGGTGCCTTATACTGCGGGAACCCCGCTGCCGCATGTCGTATGAATTCTTGTGGCAACATGTGATGGTAGCCGGATGCTTTTGCTGCATACGCATCATTCATCGAATCCCCAACATGAATGTAGTTTTTTGCATCACGAAACCGCATGCGATACATGAGTAAGCGCCTCACTTCTTTTCCTGTCCACCCATCCAAACGAACACCACATTTAATATTGAATATGGCATAGGTGAAATCCTCCGATCTATCTGATCCACCAATAATATAATGTCCCGCTTCGTGCAATTGCTTTATTAGAAGTGAATGAATAGGTCCACTTGGCATCCCAAATTCCATTGTGCCGTCAATATCAATGGAGTAGATAGCTGGGTTACTGTTTGCAAATTCTCTGTTTATCATGGTGTCCCTTGTGTATCTAAAGTAGTTTGTTGCATATACACTAAAATAACAGACACCAAAACAGCCATCAAATCAATTTTTACTGTTCTTCCTTAATGGATTTGAGATATGCTTTCAAATCCGCGTAAGTGTCCTTTTCTGTATATGGAAGTCCGATTTGATCAAGCAAGAAGACAATTTCGGCCTTCTTAACTTTTCGCATATCAATCTTACCAAAATCGACTGCTCCCGTTCCTGGGTCCCAGATCATTTGTTCAATCAAATCGCGTTCTACACCACTATAGGATTCAATAGGTGGCGCTGTGGTCATTGGTGGTGCTTGTTCGCGAATCTCCTGAGGTACATCTTGTGCCCGTGGATTGCCACGTGATTCATCATCTATGAAAAATCCAGGACCATTCTGAATCTCTATTTGTGTCCGCCTTGGTGGAGTAATGGCTGGTTGCTGTAGTTGTTCAACCTGTCGTTGAACCGGCGGAGAACTAGCTTGTTGTGGTGTCATTGATGGTTGTGACAAGTCAACCTCACCCTCACTCTGCAAAAATGTATATCCACGCAAAGCCTGCTCTGCCCCAGGATTATTAGCAACAATTGATCCATATGCAGGAACAACATATCTCTTATCATGCACAATCAATGTCACGATACTACCCAATGTGTTTCGAAATCTAACAGCCATAATTAATTTCCTTTCGAACTATTTAAAGAATTGAACAGCTAACTACTACTATTTAGTTCCTAACTGTTTTTCTGTCATGAGCCTAAACTCACAAATGGGACCACCTTTTGTACGATTTTGTTTTTCGCACCAGCGCGCAGCAGCATTCCATTTTGCCATATTTGTGATATAAGTTTGCACTTCACGCATATATGTTTTTACACGCATTCGACCCCGTTCTGGTTTCTGTGTTTGTTTGTACGGCTTGATTTCAATAATTGCTATTTTATCCCCATCTTCTGTTGTGTACCTGACAATTAGATCAGGAAAATAGCGATGCATTCGCCCATCTACCGGGTTGAAATACTCAATAACCAAACTCTCACTGCCCCAACACACAACCGCCGAACTCAAATCAAACATCCTAAACGCCTTCTTTTCCAAATTACTCCGCATTACAATTGGGAGAGTTCCGTTGTACTTTTCTGGATGGCTTGGATTGTAGAGTTTAGGCTTTGGGTATGCCATAACAGTGAATTAGAGTCCTTTAAGTAAGAAAAATGGCGCAAATTCTCCCACACAAAACGATTGGTTTTGTAGTAAGACACATACTGACCTGCATCTGACCAAAAACCCTGTAACATAGAATACGCACAATGTAACGGCGTGTACATCATATTTAGATCGGTGATTTCAAGCTCGCCGCGTGCTGACGGAGTTAACGTGTGCAGCAAATCAAAAACCCCAGGTGGGTAAAAATACACACCAACAACAATGGTATTCGACGTCGGATTGTCCGGTTTTTCAACAATCATTGTAACGCGATTGTTATCACCACACTCAGCGACTCCAAACCGTTCTGGGTCACTCACATCATAAAGCAAAACTTGGCAACAATCATCTGATAATTGTTGGTAATTGCTGATATGGGGTTGGAGACTTGTTGTGAAAACATTATCTCCTAAAAGCACACAAAGATGGGTATCAGAAGACACAACATTTTCACACAACAATAGTGCCTCAGCAATACCACCAGCACGATCCTGCACCCTATACACCAAATTCATCTTGAAGTCTGCCCCACTGCCAAGTTGTGTAGTGAGTTGACCTAAGTGTTCTTTGCCAGACACAATAATGACATCCTCAATACCCACTTCCAAAAACTTGTAAAGACAATGATAGATCATCGGGATTGGACCAACTGGCAACAAATGCTTATTGATCGTTTGTGTTAATGGCCATAAACGCGATCCAGTCCCACCTGCAAGTATCACACCAACAATCTTCTTAGTTGTCATAAGTGTGTCCCCCCAAAAAGATATGACATATGCCTATTGTCATAGATACTCTTTTAACGTGCGTTCTACTATTAGTGCATTATCCCTAACAGACCCGATTTTTTCACGAATCACCTTCACGTGGCGCGCATTGAGTTCCTTGCGTTCTGTTGGATTGGCCATTAAATGCTTAATATTAGAACAGGCAGTCTTTTTCGTTTTGAACATCAGTGCAGTTTCCTTGTGAATACATGTATCCTCCAATCCTGCACTGTGCATAGCATTCCCAACAACAGTTGCCCCACACAATGCGGCTTCCATCGGTGGGATATGTAACCCTTCACTATCCGTCGGCGCAAACCACACATGGCACTGTGAATACAAGTTTCGTTTTGCTTTGTATGACGGACGACACAAATATCGATCCACGTGAAGATCATCAGAATTTTCTTTGGCGTTTCCAAACACAAAGTGACGGCACTGTGGAAACGCTTTTTGAATAGCTACACACCAATCCCAACGCTTGCGAGCCTTTTTGCTATACAGATACCCAATCGTAAAAGTCATTGACTTTGGGGCAACAAGATAAAACTGCTCAAATGGTATTCCTGGGTAAATTACGGAAATGTCGTTCCTACCAATGGTATTGGATATGTAATTCCGCATCCACTCCGAGTTTACCCATAATGGCATTGGCAGCGCGTATTGTGCAAACAACTTCTTTTTTGACATAGTCCATGTTTCAATAGCACGAACCCAATTGACTCCAATGCGTTTCCTTGGGTAATGGAAGGTGCTATTCACCGTTGCTGCACCACTAGCAATAAGAACATCAACTGCCGGAGCCTTTTTCAGAGTCGTTTTTCGATACTTCACGTATTTTGACGGAAGATCAAACCAAGTGAATTGGTTACCGGAGTCAGACCAAACTTCAACTTCATGACCAATTGCAGATAGAGCAATCGCCATGCGAAAAAGACTTTGCGTTCCCCCGTTGTTTCCCCATCCACAACCAACACCATTAAACGCAATTTTCATCTTTTTTCCACCATAGCAAAGGTTTTAGCTATTTCCAACAATGTTTTCGTATCTGTGATTTGCCGTGCTGTGTTCATCCACTCATGAGCTAATTGCATATACCCATTAAATTGCAAAGCACTAACCATCCTGTTTATAATGAGCTTTCTGTTAACTCTGCCAGGAAACACAACTCTGATATTGGTTTTTCGCTGTGGACGTTTCATATTTCTTTGCTCCATGTAGTAAAATTAGGGCTACGGCCAAATCGATCTTCGCCCTTACTTAGGCCCATTTTTGTTCGCCATTCATTACCCAAATCCTTTATCAATGGTGGTGTATCTGGGTCCCCATAAATGCCTTTGTCAAATTTGTCAATCGTAGCCTGTATCTCAGGCACAGCATGCTCATACCGTAATTGATATTCTGGGTCCTTTCCGTCAACTATATACGGCCAAATCTGAGCAACAAACTCCCCACGCACAATACATGGATTGAACGAAAACATGGTCTTTCTATTCTCAGCAATATATACCCCATTATCATACGTCCAGTTACAACGCGGCTTGCCATAGACAAACTCGTTCTTGTGAAGACCAAATTTTGGAAATCGCATTGCACAAAGGGTCGGGTGTTTACGCATAACACCAACCATGTTATCGACACTTTCAGAGCGTGTCATAAGCCAGTCATCTTCAATATGAAACAAGAATTCTGATTCAACCATCGACCAGCCCCAGCGTATTGCCAAGGGAAATGACGGCGCTTTCACAAACCGATACACAACTTTTGGGAAAAAACTCGCGGCCACATCCAACACATCAAATGGATTTATGCCTTTATCACCAGCCAAATCAATATTGAGTAATAGCCGAAATCGATTCTGATCAACAAAGAGATTTTCACAAAATGAGTTTAGTGTCTTACGGAGAATATCCGGCCTTAACGTAGCCGTCATGACAATGTCAATCATAAGATTCCTTTCAGTATCTTCACTAGACGGCGCACAGCGACCGGCATAGCCAACTTTTCCGTATAGGTATGATAGGGCCTATACGTTGTGTAAGAGGCCGCTACTTCGGCCACAGCCCCCCCAAAAACCTTTTCATCAACTATTATACCACCAAGACCACCATTTGTGTACCTCTTATGGTCAAAATTCATGTTTTTTGTAGCAACAAAAGGCAACCCACATGCCAAATATTCCGGTATCACACGAGGGCACGAATCCCGACTTGTTGTGCAAATTGCTCCCATTTTACAACTTGACAACAGTGCTGGTAAATCCTTACGCAAATGCCAACCCGCCCACGTCACGTCAAGCCCAAGGGATGTGGCCAAATCACAAATGTTCTTTCTCTTGTTGCCGATCATCAAAATCGACAATCCGCGCCCAGCCATGGCCCTCAGAAAAAATTCGTGCCGCTTAAGCTTGTACTGTGCAGCATTTGCCATAAATGCAACATCATATGTTTTTTCAGTTCCATAGACAGGAGCAAACAACGTTGCCGCTGGCTTGATTATTTTGGAAACTTTAGCATGGGTTTTGCTGCGCACCATGTCCCGCTGCGCATCTGTGTCTACCAGAAAACAGGCATAGTCTGTATACGAGCTTGTTGGATAAATCCGCGTGCCCGCACCATAGTACACTTTTGGTGTTTGTGGATAACGACGCAAAAATGTGTCATAGTAATCAAAGCCGCCTCTACACAAAATAAGGTCCGGTGTCCATTTGGGCATGTAGGTGGATAAATCAACCGCCTTATCTGTAAAATGCGCGGAAATTAACACCTTATGTCCATGGCCATGATACAATTGCAGACCATGGCCATGTAGTTTCCTGGTTGTATAATAGAAAAGCTGTGTCCACATATCTTCACAATCGTTAATGTGTGAGTATCTAAGCTTTTCGATGTGTTCTGATAAGGGCGGAACGCTCCCTCTCAGAAAGACTATTTTTAACATACTCTCTCTCCGGTACACGAGTTTGTGCACCGGCCTTCCGCAAAAATGCCTCAATATCCCCATACTGGTGATTTGGATAGTCCTTATAGGAAAGACAATTATGCACATACTGCATGTAATCACGAAGACCGTGCTTTTTTTCTTCGCGCCCACCACCATATATGTTCATTCCGATTTGACGTACTGGTACAATTGGTAACTGCTTGTGATTATCATAATACACAATACGTGCAGTAGTATCACCGACAGTAGTCAAATCACATTTTATAGTCATGCCTTTGGCGTATATTTCAAAACCCAGTGCCTTACCTGGGTAATCAAGACTCACGTCAATGTCAATCGGGAAATCGTATCCTTCAAAACGAACACGCCCAGTGCTTGCAAGCCCACTGCAACTCCATTTTTGTGTTTCTAGATAGCCTTTCCAACCAGAAGGCAGACCAAACAATTTTTGCAGCACTGATAGATAATGTGGTGCTAGAAGCCAAAACACATCGTAATTCAAAAACCGACCTAGGTGCTTCGTTTCAAAATGAGCATATTCAATGTCACCCTTGTGGTTGTCAAGCACTAACCGAAGTTGATCCAATGTCTTGCCGAACGACAACACATAGTCAACACCCAATGATCTGCGCATCATTTCACTACATTTCACAAGTTCATTAGTATGTTTTTCATCTAGTGTTAGTGGCTTTTCACAAAACACATCTTTGTCTGACAATAGGCAATCTAACACAATTGCATAATGTGTTTCGATGGGTGTTGCAACAAATACAGTAGTTACTGTTTTGTCTTGTAGTAAATAATGCAAATCCGTTTTGCTGTTACAAACATATCGCAAATCGAAAGACTTGTCAATATATTTCACAAGCTTTTGTCCCCAATACCCCATCCCAATCAATGCGGCTCTACTAGAACTTGGTTGGGTTAATGTCCAATCAATTTCCTGTCGGACACCACATTTTGGACAATATGCCACATCATTTACAATTAACCACGGAAGGCCATTTCTGATATGTTTACAGCGCTTCAGTGCCTTATCAACTTTCCCCATTAAATGCATTTTTCATTTTCCTTTTGTATAAATTATGGTATGCCACCCGCGCTTCGCTGGGTGATTGCTATATGGCAATGTCCCAACAACGGTTACTCCGCCACCAACAACAAACTTGGCCATATCCTTAGATGAAAACACTACAATGTGCGCGGGGGAATACCACGATTTACCTAATGGCACTGTTGCCAAAAGTACACCACCAGGAGATAACAGAGAAATAGCCTTTTTGTATGCATCAACTGGATCATCGACATGCTCTAGTACAGAGCTAAGCACAATACAATCAAATGGCCCATCTACTACATCGGTAATATCCTCGATGAATCCACGAGCAAGACTAATTTTATCGTCAAGAACCAGCCATTTGGCCTTATATCGAACATGCTTAATCGCTGATTTGGCAAGGTCCATGGCTGTACACTTATATCCCATAATGGCTAGAGCAATGGTCAACCCACCACCAGCACAACCAACATCCAAAACTGTTTTGCCATATGGAACCCTATTTGTAATTTCGTGCACAATCCACCAATATTTTCTCATCATTGGCGCATTCGCTGCCCGAACACACTTGTTCTTTCCAAAATCCTCATAATACCCTGCTCGATCCTTTTTTGACTTCCAATCCATTATGGTTATCCTCTATCTCTAAGGAATGGCACATTTCACAATGGTCATGAGTTGGTTGTATCGTGCCTGCATCGTGAAGTTTTCAAGCACAAATTGCCGTCCTCTATGACCAATTTTTTGCATAAAGATTGTGTCGTTCAATGCCCACTCCAATACATCAAATACATTGTCTTTCGTAATTGGAATATAGTGTATCATTGGCACCATCCCAATTACATTCAATTCAGGAATTTGCTCTGCAAACATACACGTCCCCGTTGCCGGAATCTCCAAATACTTGGCAGACAAGTATTTATAGTGAGAAGAAGTGGCAAATGCGCCCATGTGCTTACTGATGTGAGCCATAAAACGATCATCAATAATAGCATTTGTTGCTACATAATTGTAACCTGGATGATGCAGATAGGAAATCGATTCTCTCTTTCGATTCTTGAATAACCACATCCGTAACGGATAGGTATAGGAAACCCGACCAGCCAACAAAACTTTCCGCTCCCTATCACCAAACACATCTTCATCATATTCCGGCAAGTGCCCTTCTACAACAAAATGGTAAAATGGCACCAACTTGTCAATATACTGTGGCCACAGTTGCTTAAAAGAATGTGGGTATGGGCTTAATACCACATTTGCCCTGTCTAACATTGCGCGCATAGCCTTTCCATAATCACTTGTCTCTGCAACCGGCTGTGTGTTGTTTTGGTGATGATCATGGCAGTCAGCTACGTAGACAATGAGTGTTTTTTCTGGCGGGAGTTCCGCTGCTCCAGCTAAAAGCTTACACGCATTGCTTTGTGGTGCCTTAAAAACTAACACAATCTTTTCATCAATAATGTTAGGATCAATTGTATCTGAAATCTCTATAACGGCTTGTTCTTTGGCCGCGCACAATTGAAATAACTGTACATAGCGGTACATAACAATTTGCTTATCAACCCATTTTTCAGGTATGAAGATTCTCATTTTCATGAACATGAAGCTTCGCATATGCAGTATTGATTTCAAGTCCCATTCGGTTACACCGAACACCATTGGCAAAACAATGCTTTTGGCAATCCCAGTTCCTATCATGATTCCGAATAATAGCTTGTTCGAACGTGTTTACATTGCTTGTTATTTTTCCTAATCTACACTGTTTCGCTGTCGGTGTTGCTGTGGTTGAACACCGATAGATATACCCATCGGCACCAAAAGTGATTTGATAATATCCATAAAGGCAGCGATTGAATGTGAATTTATCGATGTCGGTGAATTCTGGTCCAGTGTAGAATATGTAAGGTCTTTCCCCTTTGTCGGTTGACAGATAAGGGGATAACATTTGCTCATACAAGTCGCCTAGTGGTTGTTCAACTCCCGCCTTGTATTTGCGTACCTCATCAAACTCCTGATTGTAACACGCAAAGGGGATAGAAAAACGCAACGAATCAACTCCAATGTCACGTGCCGTTTGAACAATAGCACCAAAGTTTTCATCCGTTCCACTATGTGGGCTAATCAAATAACACAAGCGAATAGCATGTCCAAGCCCAACTCTCCTTCGGATATTCACCGCCATTCTAATACCTTCAATGACATCATTATACCACTCTTGGTGTTTTGTGCCCTTGGTTTTTGCCCACGACCAGGGGAACCCGGCGTCCAATGACACGGATAAGTAATCAACACTATCTGAGGAAATACGATTAAGCTCTGTGAGCCATCCTTGCATGTTTTCGAGTTGCTTTAGATACACACCATTCGTATGAATACCAAAATGGTTCCCGTATTTCTTGGTCATATTCAGGAATGTCATGAAGTATGGATTCAGTATCGGCTCCGTGTATGCCCCCCCATAAATGTGATATGGAATTGCACCTTTTAATTTATCCAAGAGTTCAAGCCCCGTCATTTCCCAAGTTCCAAGCGATTTATCAAACAGCTTTCCCGCACAATGAGGGCAATGCAACATGCAAGGAATTTTGTGGTTTCCAGGCAAATGAATCTCAAACTGGCGTGGATAAACGAATTCGCCCCCATGCGCATCAAAAATCTTTGTATCACCACCAAGATGTTGCATCAATTGGTCCCAGTAATGATACTCTTTTGGTCTAGTATCTTGCATTGTATTTCCTTTAGTTTTTTTTCCATACAGTGAATTGCGCCCCGTCATCGCCTTTTGTAAATCCATGGTCATTCATCCATGCCCGTCCAATATCCTTAATCAAAGCCTTTTGCTTTGGTTTAGCATAAATAGCATAATCCCATTGGTCAACTATCTCAAAAACATCAGGGCAGCTTGGCCGAAACTGTTTCTCTGGATTTTTTGTCGGAATCATCCTGTCCCGCGTAGCATACACAAATTCTCCCCGCAATAAAGACGGATTTGTGCCAAACTGATTATTTCTCCGAGTTGCCTGCAAATACCCCTTTTTCACCACATACTGGCAATTAAAGATAACCAGGTTCGCCGGGATATCCATCTTTGGAAAACGCATATTTGCTACATGTGGGTTAGCTTCTAATAGATCAATAACAGTATCTATGTCAACTGGGCGAGTTAATACCCAATCCTCGTTCATGTGAAACACACAGTCATTGAATGCCTGTTTCCAACACCAAATAAAAGCTGTTGGGAATGATGGTTGTTTCGGTACATGCGCCACAACCGTAGGGAAAAACCGCTTCGCAATTTTAATAATGTGTTTTGGTTTGCAGTCCGACTCTCCAATCGGGTCAACATTCAGGATTAACCGGTACCTATCCCGGTCAGTGAACATCTTTTTACAGAAAGACGTAAGGGTTCGTTCAAAAATGCCTGGTCTCAAGGTTGCTGGCATAGTGATATCAATCTGGTCTCTATTCATATGAAAAGGGTCTTTAGGGCTTGATTAGATTGAATCGTATCATGGTAATTTTTTGCTTGATTAGCAATTTTGACCTTTGCCATTTTGCAGTATAGTGCAGACATATCAATCCCAATAAACTGCCTTCCCTCAGACACAGCCAGAACGCCGGTAGTGCCACTTCCCATAAACGGGTCTAATACCACGTTGTGTGGAGCTTCTTTGCCGCTACAGGCCAATACGCATGGTCTAATGAGCTTCTGTGGGTATGTGGCAAAGTGATAGTCACGTGATTGGGATGTAGGTACTCTCCACACACTGTTAATTCCCTTCTGTGGGATTTTGCCTTGTCTCATTAGTGATCGTTGGCGTTGGTATGCAGCCTCTTGGCGGGCGCAATCAATAGAAAAACTATTTGAACTTCTATTTTTGCGCCTTGATTTGTTATTCTTGCTCCAAGCTCGGTTTGTACACACAACAGGGATAGAAACAGCATCAAAATCGTAATAGTAGTGACCAGAAACAGAAAACATGAAAAGATGTTCATGTGAAAGCAGCGGGCGGTCCTTTGCTGAGGATGGTTGTGGGTTCGGTTTTGACCAGATAACATCAGAACGCAGATACCAACCTAGATGCTGTAATTTCATGGCAATGCGCCATGGAAGCCCCATCAAATCCTTTGGTTTGATTCCCCATGAATTAAATTTTGTGGTAGCGTACTTATCACCAATATTTACCCACATAGTTCCGTCTGGACGCAACACATGCCGCACTTCATCTAAGATAGTAACCACATGCTCAACATACGCCTCTGGTGAAAATTCCTCTCCAAGACACGCACCAAAATTAGTCTTTGTGTTGCCATCATATTTTCTTGCTTGCCAATACGGCGGAGATGTAATGACAGTCTGAATAGAATTTGGGACAAGAGTGGGAATCAGGTCCATTGCATCCCCATTAAGGATTCTGTAACTACCATCATTATTTTGCATGCTCAAGTTCCTTAACAATTTTACCAAACACCTTCTTTGCAGAATATTGTCTGCATGATGGCTGCTGACATTTTTGCCATTTAAGTTGGCGCTGGCATGTTTCTTGACACGGCAAATTCAGGCGTAACACATGAGCCGATTTGTGGTACAGTGGATCATAATTTTTCAATGGACTCGTACAAGTAAACATCACATATGTAGGCACACGAAAAGCACTCGCAGCATGATACATCCCGGTGTCATTCGCCAAAACAACTGACGCATTTCTCACCAAGGCCAATGATTGCAACAACGGAAGTCCTGTCCGGCGAGTAGTGCGGTTTACATATTCGTTATCTGATCCAATACTACACACAGTATACCCCGCACGCTCTAAACGTCGTGCAACTTCTTCGTAATTGGGATAGGATTTCATCTTCCATTTTTTCGCTTTATGTTTGTAATTGTATCCATCTGCAATCACAACATCAAAGTGTTCATCAACACTCGTGTCATATCCAAGGATATCTCTCACATCATAAACGTATTTTGTAGATGAAACACCAAGTTCTGCGGCAATTTTCAAGTAAGTTTGGACTTCCGATTGTGATACATGCATCATTTGGTTGGCAGTGTTATTACAACATTTGAGAGCCTTTACGGCACTTGGTTGAACGCCTTCATTAAGATGTGCCCAAATAGTTTCTAGTTTTCCCGTATAAGAAGCACATTTCTCCTTTGGTCCTTTTTTGACTGATGGCCAAAATTGAAAACCACGAAACAACCCCTTTGGGAGTGGATAAGTTGTATGAGAAATCGCTATATCAACCCCAATTTTTGCTCTACGTAGAGTTGCTAATAGGGGACAAATCTGAATGATATTCCCAATGCCCTCACCATGAATTAGTAAATAGTTCTTCTTACCCATCCCAATATCCCTTTTCATTGCCTAAGTCGGAAGCCGTCCCGTGCCCCTTTGATGCACGAATCTGGTTTTGGACCTTTGCTTTCCAGGCCATATATTTCGGGTAAGCAGTTGAGACCTTGTGGATTGCGTGTATCTGCTCAATATATCCACATTTGAATCCAGCAGCATTTACCTCCCGCACAAAAGTTCCATCAACCCCGCCATAAACCCCAGGCGCTTTATATCCACCAATCTTTTTCCACATGTTGACACTAGTGACAAAACACCCCCCTGCAACCCCCCTACCCCACTTAAAGCTATATTTAGTCCCATTAACCGTAATCTGGTCTCTGTTGGTAAGCGCAGCTTCATTCATTGGACTGTGGTTTTTGGTGTAAGCTATGGACACCATACCAACCCGCTTAAGGGCTTTATAGCAATCAACTAGCTTCCCCGGCCATCCTTCCTCTAAATGATAAATGTCAGAATCACAACTAATGACCCACGTGCAATCTGAATACATTTCAAAGGCTTTGTTAACACCATTTGTTTTCCCTTCATTTTTTCCATAATCAACAAGCACCACATCGGGATTGATTATAGAATTGGCGGTCATATAGCGCAACAACCCAGGTTCCGCGCCATTGTTGATTAATATTATACGCACGTCATAGTCAGCGGATTCGTAAGTTGCCAGAATACTATCAATAGCATCAATGACCACTTTTTCTCTATAGTAGACAGGAATGAAAATATGGATTCTCTCTTTGGCCATATATTATACCTTTATTGGAGGAAAAAGTTTTGGAAGAATGAGAAATTGGATTCTGGATGGTGAAAAAACAGTGGTTGTTGTCACAACACCCTTACGGCGTTTTCTCCAGTTGCTCCAAAAAGTACGCGCATCCTGAATAAACGTTTTCGGAAATCTCCGCAGATTCTCTCCACCCCCTGACCTATGTGTCACATTTGGAGAAATGATATAGTTGGTCATGCCTGCCTCTTGTGCTTTCAAGCATATATCGGCCCCGTAAAAATGGAACTGTAGGTTTTCGTCAAACCGCAAGGTTTTGTCCTTAATAAGCAAACACAATTCATCTATTGTGTCCACTTCTGATATGTGACCAGGTGATAACCTCTTTGATGATCTTGGTGACACTCTCGTTTTGTATTTACGTACTCCTTCAGTTCCTAATACACCAAAATTTTTCAGCCCATCCATAATAGCCATGGCTTCTTCATACCATCCCTTTGCAAATAGCGTATCCTGGTGATTCAACATGACGTAATCACCCCGAGACATGCTAATACCAAGATTGAGTGCTTGTGGAATATTGAACCAATTGTCGAAGTTGAAAATAGGAATTAACTCAACTTCTGGGGTAGCGTGTTCGGGCAAACTGTTTAACATATCCCTATACAAATCTACATTATTACAACAAGTCACAATAGAAAGCCGTGGATGCTTCGGTGCAGCAAGAGTTGGAATCTTTGTTGACCATTTGCTCTTGAGTGTTGCCAAATCATGATGACCATCGATGGGTTTCTTGCTCACCTTTCTCGTTCCACTTCCAACATGAATGGCATGGCTTGTTTGGCATATCCAATTTCGTTCGCCGTGTGCCGTGCTGCGCATGGACAAATCACAATCCTGGTAGATGTCTTTATACTGTGTCGAAAAACCACCACGAGCCAAAAAATAGTTCTTGCGCATCAACAACCAAGCCCCGGTAATTCCTTGTACATCCCCGTCCACTGCCGGGGTCGATTTCGCGTGTTTGTTGATATGCACATGCCCTGGACCAATAATTGACATAGTATCATACAACAACTGCCCATCATGATCGATCCTGCCAGTTTTTGGGTACACAAGCCGAATCCCAACCTGACCAATTGCACTTGTCTGAATATAGCGCATTGCTGCACTAACGCAGTCATTTTCCATGTATACGTCATTATTCATAAACAGCAAATAACCACCCGTGGCCTGTTCAGCCAATTTGTTATTTGCAGCAGAAAAATTGTAGGTCAACCCACGAACTATTTTCACCTTGTCTGGGTCCAATAGATCATAGAATTCTAGCACTTTTGGGTCAGATGATCCGGTGTCGCCAATGAGAATTTCAAGTGGGCGATATTGCACATGCTTGTTAATGTGACGAATACAATTACTAATGAAGGGATAATTGTCTTTGGTCAGAATAATAATTGAGACCTTGCGGCCTTCTTCTTTAATAGCAGACATTTCACCCACAACATAATCACGCACAATAAACTTATTTGATGTTGCCTTTTTCTGTTTCTTACTTTTTGCAACAATAGTCGGTGTTGGGTGCAATGGCGGCTCTACATCTGTGTGGGGGCTCATAATCATTGACACGATTCATTCCAAAAATGTTTCCATCTTCGGAGTTGATTATCATATGTGTTGGGAGAGACGCGAAAAACCCCTTTTTCTTTGGAAGCCTGTGCTCCCCTGTATCAGAGATAGTACCTATCTCTTTAAGCTGTGGATAGCGCTTTAGGACATTCTCATCTCCATCAATTTGCTGTCCGGGAGCGATTGTGCGTACAAGACCACCAATATTAACAGTCAAAATGGCAAATGGATGTGTATTCTCATATCGTTTGATTGCCATATACTTTTACCTTTCGTCGTCTACCATATGCAGCGGAATGATAAATTCGGCTGCAAGTTTTCTCAAAAACCCTGTACAAAAATCATCAATCGATGGTGTTTTTACACACACCCATTCAATGGCCAACCTGTCTCGGTTCAATCCACTGAAAACGAACATGTCATTTAGTACTTGTATGTAGTCAATTCCGGGGTAGGAACTTATGATGTCGGACGGGTGTTTGATGCTAAACAACACACTGTCAAGCAATCCATCATCAACCAGATCGGAAAGAAAATCACAATTAGTGCCATTAGTTAGAATGCGCGTCTTTGTGGTTGGTGAACCGCGCCTTACACGCTCAAGCAATTCCCGCACTGGAACCGGATGCAGTGTTGGCTCACCACCACTCAAAACAAGCGCGCCATAATAGTCCTGTTCCTCTATCAACAATGTAGCAATATCCGCTACATGATATTTCCTAAACATAGTGCTTTTGTCATTGATGGTATCCCACACAAAACAGAAATTGCAGTGTAAATTACATCCATGAGTAAACACAACTAACGATGTCATGCCAGGATAGTCAATAAAGGAATCATCAAGCAACACTACTGGCAGTGTGGTCGATTGATCCGTATCTGTATCGTTTATCATATTCATTGTCTCGTCTTGTTTCTTGCCAAGAGGATACGGGCGTAATGAACCCAACAACCCGTGTGTATTTTTCTACAATTTTTCCGCCGCATTCACTACAGTGATCCGCACCTTGTTTTCCTATTGTGATATGTCCAGCTTCGCACTTATTGAAATCAAGATTAATCGCCAAATATGTGCATCCCATTGCTGCACACTTATGGATAAGTTTGCTCATGACTTGGGGAGTTAGTGCATCCCTGTCCATCAAATTAATGTGCAAGATGCTGCCCCCGGCAGTTTGTGTGTCGAAAACACCCTGTATCTTGATTCGGTTCAGCAATCGCGTATTCGCAATCAAAGGAAAATATTGGTTGCTATACAAATCATAGTTAGTGCATTGTTCACCAAAGCTTATTTTGTCTTTCTTGCACAAGCGCACGGCCATTGACTCGGCTGGTATTTGTTCAATATTGAACGGACGGTTGAATCGCAATTCTTCCTCAGAATTCATATCATTAATGTGTTGCAAAATTCCCACCATGTAATTTAGGCCATCACTGTGGTAATCCAATGTATTGGTATTGCTTAGTGATTTACCCAAAATCTCTAGAGCTTCATAGACACCAACAAACCCAACTGTACTGTACTGCCTGGACAATGACATCCACCCGTTGCTATATAATGGATGTAGCCCATGATCAATGTTTCGCTTCAAAAATTGATAATGTGCCCGCAAAATCAAATGCACATCATGCACATCCTCATTCACCAACTCTGCAAAATCTTGTCCTGTTTGCACAGCCTTCAATGCGATATGTGCAAAATTTAGACCGGAAACCCGGTGTGACCCCACATTCAAACTGGATGATCCGAACGAGTTGGTATACCCAAGAGATTGCCCCCCTTTCTTATTATTCCCATTCATGGAGAATCCATTTTTGAGACGACAACAAGTAGATAGGCTGGTCGGTGGTCCAATATAGATGTTAAAAATGGCCTTGTCTGCATTTACTTTGCTGGCCCACTGTACAAAATCCTCATCTACTACTTCTCCCTTCTCGTCTGTAGATATGGCAAGTGTGGTTACAGGAAAAGTAAAGATGCCCTCAGTGCCGAAAATCTCAGAAAAGTACTCTGCAAATAGGCGTTGTAGTTTATCGACATTATCCAAATTGGGGTGACTATAATCAGGATAGACATAGTCAGCAAACAGCTTTGTCAGAAATTCCTTATCGAAAATACTCAGATTGGTGAATGGAGACTCGTTGCCTCGGAATGGCCAATTGAAAGAATAAATCAGGTTTTGGAACTGGTTCTTAATACGCTTTTTGTTGTATTTTGCCTTATTTGGGTTGCTAAGGTAATCGTCGCCAAGCTCTTTGCGGTAAAAGTAGTCCAAGTCCACGAAAAACGACGGGAACGACGATGCACCAGCGATATGCTGAGATATGTATGATACCATCTGTATGACAAGCGCAATAAAGGATGCAGAATGCTTAGGCGGAACTATATCAAAAATAGGTGATGCAAACGAAATACCTTCTTGACAAAGCTTGTCCAAAGAAAAGGCAAAACAGTAAGGCTTTTCCCATTTGTGTATATCGTTCACAAATATCTCACCCACCAATAGCTTACGTATTACACGCTTTGCATCCTCACCATCATGGCCATCCATATTACAGATTTCTTTGATGATGCAATCAAGGGTATTGAAAAACAGAAACGGCTTGATAGTTTCACGGGAGAAATGATCAGCAGACCTGGTCGTAACATTTGCGTTTGGGTCAGCGGAGAACTCTGCACAAGCCATGGAACTCGTAAAGTAGGTTTTCGTGCGTTTGGCCAAGTCTGTCTTCTCTTTCCCAATACCATCAATATCAAATAGAGCAGCAACAGCATCGTCACCGAGTTTGTGTCTAAGATCGCCAATTGCTTGTGTCAACAGAGGAGAAAACGATTGCGTAAAAGTTATAACATCTTGCATAAGTTGGAAAACTCCTATCTGTTTTTAGTGGAAGTGTGAGTCCAGATTATACCACAGTCACGGTTAAAGCACTGTGAAATTGTATCAAATAGAACCAGCAAAAACGTACACACGATCAGCGTAATGTAAATGAGTGTTTATCTCAAAATGGTTGTTGTGGAGGGGAAATAACCAACCACAATTCTATTTATAAAAGTCGCTGGAAGACGATTTCAAATTCATCTGTTCGCGGAAGCATGTCAGTCAAATTATAGTGCATAAAGTAATTGATGAGTTTTTGATTCGGGTCACGAGTCGGTGCCTCATAAGCAGTTGCAATCTTTGCTGATAGGCTCATAGGAATCTTAGACAAATCGATCAATTTTTCGTTGCGTTCAAGATTTTCTGGGAATTTTACATCAGAGGCCAGTTTTGCTTTTAATAGGTCTGTGTTATCACACATTCTCTGTGCTGTTTTTGGTCCAACCAATGGAGCAAACGGTGGGATATTATCGCATCTGTCTCCCTGTAATATTTGTTCTTGGAGATACCGAAAAGGATCATCGTGGGTTATATATCTGTGCTTGCACAGACTCCACACAGAAACATGTGGATATGTCAATAACTGTATCATGTCTTTGTCACTTGACGCAATCACCACATCATATTCATTAGCATCAAAGTGCTGCACACCAATTGCAATCACATCATCCGCTTCCGCCGACGGAACCCCAACTATCTGACATGGCAATACCAAATCAAAGTTGCACAATGTTGTTGAAATAAAGTGTTTTACAGCAACAGACGCATCAGATATATGACGATTGGCCTTATAGTGTTGGTAAATCCCATCTCGCCAAGTCGGGGGAGAATCTAAGGCAAACACAATCTTGTTCGGCTTGGTCATTTTCAAAATGTGCAATAACGTATTCCAAACACCATGATGCAGCAATTCAGCCTGTGGTGATGCACTGGTCCCCGCTATGGAAACAAAATATGCGGAATATACCATATTCGGTGTGTCGATTAACACAACGCGCGGTTTCTCATTTTGCATCTGCCAAGTCCTTTCTTGCCTGCACTGCCTTATCTCTCAATAATGGCAAACAACAATACTTAAGCTTTTTGCCACTGTTACACGGGCATTTTTCATTACGACCAAACTGTGTAATGAGTTGCTCATACATATGAATATAATATTGGTCGCTGCCGCGTCGTGCGTCTTGTTTCAATCGCAGTTCTTCTTCCATATTGGCAAACATATCCGAATCATCGGCATCAATAGTTGCATCAATCTCAATTATGTCTGTTTTTGGCATAAACACATTCCTTTATAGTAAATCTATTAACGCCGTGACATGCCACGCGGCATTTTGCTCAGTGGCACCACCATCATTACTTTTGATCCGATTAACAGTGTCTATTATACACTCATTGGCAAAAGTCTGCGGTAACTGCACCTGAAAAGATGGGTCAAGCACTGCAAGCACGTACAAGCCAAGTGTGGCCGCAACACACGCATCAAGCTCATCGAGTTGGGTAATAGGGCCAAAAACAGGAAATTGTGCTTTCAGGACATCGTGGACCCGCTCTTTGGATGCATTCCCAGCAACAACAAATTTTTTGAGTCTGCTAGGAGCAACCTCGATAATTGGGCAATCAAATCGTCCTATCAATTCCTGTCGCAATAAGCCACCAAACTCAGACAAAGTGATTGTTGATCGTCCTCTAGAAGCGTATGAATATCCCTCTATAACAATCAGATTTGGGTTTGCGTCGATTACAGCACCACTGATTCCGGCGACCAATTCTTTATACCGTGTAAATCTGTCTGGATATGCACGGGGTTTGCGCTTTGGTCGAATTCGTTGGTGTGAAACACAACAAATCTGTCGATCCGCCCAAAGCGCGGCAACACCAGATGATGTGACTGAAGGATCAATTCCAACAACACATTTACGTGCAATCATTTCTTCGTCGCATCTTTCGGCTTCTGTTTTCGAGGGGTGATCCACTTGTATTTCCTGCCATTATTCTTATTTACTAACCACATGCTTCTAGCCGTATACCGGCTGTTCTTGATAGCCGTGTTAATGCGATTGTCCTTAAACTTGAGTCGTTGCCCAGGTTCACGCTTTACCGCACTATAATAATCATCGTTATCAACATGAAAAACTGGGCACCCATCGTGATGAAATCCGTCCGGGCGCACACCATACCATTCTTTCTTGTTTGCTGTATTACCAACCATTTTCGTTTTTGCCATAACATTAACCCTTTCGCAAGAACGTTAAAACATCTTTGATTGAATACACTATGTGTCGCGTTCCTTGTGCATCAATCACAATATACGTATTTCCCTGTCGCTTTACTATATTTCGTCGATAAACGGCTGGTTTCCCACTTCCCAAAATAGACCTAACAGCAGCAATGTCACCTGCAACAGTTGCTTCTGTTATAGTATTAAGCCTGTCTACCATACGGTTGAATCTATCTCTGTTCATGGTATCCCGCCTAGAAAATAATTTCAACGTTTCGATTTTTTGTATAACTAGTACTTGTTGGAATCGAAATTGAATAACTTATAATAATATAATGTAATTACAAGGCAATTACAGGGCCATGAAACCAGAAAAATTTACAAGACAATTCCAACACAGTTCGTTTGATTCTCTTAGAGCTTTTCTAGCAGTGCTTGAAGATTGGAACGAAAACGAGTAACATTTTCGGATTCCTCTTTCTTGCTACCCTTGTCCTCACCACCACTTTTCTTGATTTCACCTCTGAATGACTTTTCCTTTCCGTCTTTTTCAATGATACAATATGCAACAGTCTCCCCTTCTTTCAGGCCATGTTCTTTGTTCGGCCCCTTAACTGTTCGCACCTTTCCGCCGTCCTTTACACACTTGTCAAAATCTGCTGGCATTACTTTAATCTCCTCTGTTTTATTTTGGTTGAATATCCCATTGCATGGTACTTAGCTGTAATGATAACAACCAATACCGATTTGATACTTGTTGCGCATGACTAGAATATTCTATTTCAACAACAACACTATCCGCCCGTCCCGTGACATTAACAACATGCCCATCATCAAAAAGTGCTAATAAAAGTACTCGTTTTTCAGTCTCTGTTAGGTTGTTTAAATCCCCCATTTCGTTAAGTTTTTGCCGAATTCGACTCTTGATTTCATGGTTTGCCATACGATACACTCCTATTTTCTTTTGTGAAGCCCCCAGATCATTTCTAAGGCGATTTCAACTCCCTAGTGGTGTAATCACCCATTCTGCTCTTAATGCCTTGCAGGAAGCTCTATATCAAGCTTATCAGCTATGGCTTGTGCTTTTTGATCACCCATTACAGACCAAAGTCGTCTTATCGCACTCAACAGATTGGGATTATTAGGTGCTTTTTGTAAGTCAATAAGCAAAAGTGCGAATGTGCGCTCGGTGCTTTTCCATGGATACGATGTGGCAATTGCCATTTTGTCAACAATATTTTCTATAATTGTTGCTACAATCTGTTTGACACGATCCAAGCTATCACTTTTGGTTTCCGTTTCTGCAATTCCCAAAAGGTCTTTGGCGTGTATCAGGACATACGACCAATATACGTCATTGTTTTGCTGTCTATTATCATCGCTGAATTCTTTGCTGAAAGCGGTCTGGGCTTGCTTGAGCGCCTTTTTGATTGCTCCCTCAGTTTTGTCTGTCTGCTTCTGTATGTCAGCAATGATATTAGGTGGATATGATATATGGATTTTCTTTGCCATTAGGTTTCCCTTATTTTTACTATTTGCTGTGACCACCATTTGTCTAGATGTGACAGAATGAAAGTTGCCAAAGGCGTTGCATTCTGCTTTTGTAGGACTTCCTCACGAATGTACTGAGTGATTATCATGCTATATGACCATGCGCTTTGTGGTTCGAATTTTGTGAATTTCAATGTTTGGTCAATAGACTCCCAAATCTTCATGCCAGTAGGAAACCCAATATCTATCTGCCCACGTGGTAATTCGATCATGTGATTAGTTTCTCTTTGCGTTTGATTGCAGACACAGTTCCCTTAACCGTGCCATAATTGCCTGATTTTTTGGCTATTTCACTGATTCCATCCTTTACTGTTTTACCAACATCTTCTGGCAATGCATCAATCGTCTTAATCATGGTCGTCAAACTCACATCCTTTTTCTTTCCTGCGTGCGCATAAAACACAAACCCGATTGCTCCTAAGACCAACAAGACAAACCCAACAGGCATTATCCATGGGTATTGAACAGCAATGGTATTCATTGCATATCCCAAGAAAATGACAATGCCGCCGCCTACTGAGATTGGGATGCCCAATTTTGGTTGTTTTGTGATTGCTGTTATGATCAACCCCACGATTATAGCAATTCCACCAAGGCCAATGAGAATTCGGCTTCCCATTGTGTCTCGGCGTTCAGGCACGTCTGTTGTCACAGTTGATATAGATGTATCGATTTTTGGTCCGTCACTATCAACTGAAACACCAGGTGATGATGTGCTAATGCCTGTTTTTCCAACTTCATCTGACACAATACTGCTTGCATGGGTAGATGCAGTGTCTGTGACCGTTTTTCCACCACCGAAGCTTCTTTTCAGAATATCCGATGTTATGTTAACTATCGCACCCGCAGGGATTACGATATAAGTTTTCATGTTATTTTTGAAGTCTTCAACTGTTATTTCGGCTTGTTTGTCTAGTGGTAACTCAATTTGTGCTGCAACCGCCCCAGTCTTGATGGTATCTGGATTGGTTGTTTCAGTCACCTTTTCTGCGTTAGCGCCGGAATTAACTGCGTTATTATGATTTGTCTTAAAGGCTGAGAAAATATTTGCACACCCCATAGTAGTGCTGCAAAACAAACACGCCACCACAAGACCAATGCCGATTAGTTTTTTCACAATAGACTCCTTATAACGGTTTGTACATGTCTTGTGTTAGGGCAATGTCCCCTGCCGAACCCCTTGCAAGAATCAGTTGATTGCCCATCACAACGTCGTAATTTGGGTCTACAACGGTCAATACTTCCCCGTCTTTATATCGTGGGTTGATGGTTGGTATGATTAGGACAATTCTGTCTCCTATTGCCAACCCACTGCCCTCAACTACCTTTTTTGTGTTCAGTTTTTCGCGAATTCTATCCTTGATTGTTTTCATTGGAGATTCCTTGTATGAGTAAGTTCCAGAAACACGATTCTGAAATATCGTTTTCGGCTAGGGATTCCATTAATTCTGTAAATAGATGTTGTGCTATCCTCTGTTTGTTATAATACAATAGTAATTCTTCGTCTGTCAGAAGCGGATCGTTCTCCGTTGCTTCTTTCAGCAAGAGGAATGCGGCCAATGTTCGTAGTTTGTTGTGTCCAACCAGATTCTTGATTTTCAGCACGAACTTGTCCACCAATCCATATGATGCCTTTTCTTTGGATGTTACTGGGTCCCGCAATTTTATCCCTGCATTATCAATAAGGCCCAGTTTATAGGCATCCCAGTCACGAATTGGTTTGACAAGTCTTGACACAAGAATATAGATCATGGCATAGTCAGCAAATTGTGACTCTGTCAGGACACGCAATTGTTCTTTGATTGGTTTGTCAGTTGTGGGCATATTAGATGGCTATTCCCATTTGGCGAAGATCGGACCAGCTTTCCACAATTGGGTCAATGTCCCCGTCTTTGATGATTTCGATTTCGTCTCCTACGTAATTGTTTTCTTGCAAAGCAATACAAAGTTCTGCCATGTGTTTTCCATCCACACTGATGGTCATTTTTTCTTGTTCAATTTGATACCCGTTTTTTGGATGATACGCCAATGCCTTCATGATATCGATACTGTCTCGTTCCCAAATACTGTGTCCACCATAAAAATCAACATGGATGTAATACCTTGCTGTTGGATCAATGGACTCAATTTGGTCTATCATTTACGTTGTTCCTTGATATCAAGCAATTTGCGTTTTCGCAAATTTTGCAGCGCGGTTAACACCGATTGTGTTGGCTCGTGGTTCGCTATGTCCATAAGCAACTTAAATCGTTCTAGTATTTTTGGTGATATGTCTCCCGCTATTTCAATAATGAATGTCGTTAGTGCTTGTTGTTGTGGTTTTTCAAAGGAATTGCTACAGAGCAATTTTACTATGTCGCGTAGTTCATAGGTATTTAGCAGTTCAATGATGGTATTTGTCAATCTGTGGGATCGATTGACGTCGTCGGGAATGGACAGATGCAAATTCAACCGTCTGCGAAGCAGTTGTAAGAATGCTGCGGTGTCTTTGTCTGTGTCTTGGATGGTCTTTTTTGACCATGTTGCAACATTTATCTCTGTCATTGTATAAGGTCCAGAATGGCCTGCATTTTTGGTGTATGAAAGCGCTGTAATAAAGCCTCTGTTAAAATTGGAGTTCGTGTTAGCTGGTTGTTTTTTCCAACAACTAAATGTGTTTTGTGGTCCATAACGTTAATCTGTGGTGCAAATACTCCATATGACACCAAAAGTTTTTGAATAGCTTTTCGACAATCGTTATAATGTGTCATGAAGCTGTGTTTTATCAAATTTTCAACAACATCAAAAGTGGTTGTATTGCCTGGATCGATTTCACGCAATAAATCGAGTACAGAAATAGCTTGTTCTACAGTTAGTTTTTTCCCCAAACGCGGGCCTTGCGGTGCAGTTGGAGCAGGGGTTTTATTGGCCAAAGCTTCATTCAGGTGTTGTAATAGTTCATATGTATTCATTCGTGTTGTTATTACCTATTTGGTGTATCGATAGTATTTATGATGTAGACAAAGAAGTTAGGCGTGTTCGAACATCATCCATTGATAATACTTCAAGTGGGAATTCTCGTTTGATGTAAATATCAATGCGTTGTTGCAAATGAGCGGATGAGTATTGGGTTGAATCAGCAAAATCATATACCGTTAGTATGGTTTTTGTTGGGTGAATTCGCAGTCCACGTCCAATACTCTGCACGGTGCGTATTTTGGATTTGGTTGACGCTGGCATAATGATTGCGTGCAGTCTTGGTATATTGATGCCAAGTTGGAATGTGCCATAAGTTGCAATTGTTACGTTCGATCCAGTCTGTGATAGTTTTTCGCGTACTCGCTCGCGGTCTTCAACACTCACGTTACCCTGTATGAAATCAGACGAAATGCCGCGACTCAGCAGATATTGTTGCAGTGGGATTCCGTGTTTCTTGATTTTTTCAACCAAAATAAGCACATTGTCTTGGTGGGCTTTGTGCGCAGCCGCGATATCACCGATAAGTTCTTGTCTGTATGGGCATTTTTCCAAGTATGCGCGTTCGTCGGCATAATTCTCAAATACCAAGTTGTCTTCGTGTTCAATGAACGGAATGATGATATTTAGTGGTGATAGCCTTTTTTTCTTTATAAGCTCTGTTTCCATTTCTTTGTCTATCACTGGTCCAATAATGCCTTTAATGAGCGTATTTGCTGTTTTGTTATTTTGGTCTGGCAGGGTGCCTGTGAACCCAATACGGAAGTCAGCTCGAATGAGTTTTCCAATGACAGAACGAAGTTCCTTTGCCTGTGCCAAATGGACTTCATCTACAAGCACTGCCCGCACAGATTTGAAAAATGATGTTAATTCCTTTTTTCTGCTGGATAGTGATTGCCAAGAGGCAATGACAATAGGTGTATTAGTTTCGTGTGCACTTCCGTAGTAACGTCCAATATCTTCTTTGGATATTCTGGTGAGAGCTTCGATTTCTTTGGCGGTTTGTTCAATTAGTTGAATTTGCGGACAGATGATAAGAATCGGCAGCCTGTCTGTGTTTTGGAGCAGATAGTTGATGATAATCGCTGCTGTGAATGTCTTTCCACTGCCTGTTGCGTGTAGAATCACACCACGTTTCATTCTGAGGGCCTTTAGCGCTGCCCTGTTTTGATATTCGTATGGTAGGTGAATATCCAGGCGTATACCAGACTTAAGCGCTCCTACGTAATCCTGTGTGCTTACAGTGATGTTATACTGTTTGCGTTTATCGATCACAGTTACATTATCTGGTGCAAATTCTACAACTTCATTTGCCAGTCCGGCATACAGTAGTCCGTTTTTCCGCATAAAGCGGATTTTTCCATCCCATGTCTTAATTGATGGGTCGTTAGTTGTGTTTGCCTTATATGCCTTGTATAGAGGATGGAACCAGAAGTTTTGGGCAGGAATAGCATAATGGTCAATCAATAGAGACATAATTTCCGCTGGTGCCTTAATGCGACACCATGTCTCATTGATGGGAGTGATTTCTATTTGGTTCAATCTATCTGTTTCCGTATGAGAGTTTCAAACCATCGAATCAGGGCGTTGTGGTTTTTTGGTCCAACGACAAGAATGTGTTTATTTGGAATATGGTAAGTCATTACACGTAAACGTCTTAAGTTTTTTTCATCTAAATAGTATTTACCACCAAACACAAAACCTATTGGTAACGTATTCCTGGTTCCAATTGCGCTCTTGACTCCGTTAATATACCCCGGTAGAAGCTGGCTTGCTACTCGTTCCCATGCACTGCCATTGATGTTTTGGAATTTGGTTTCGATTAGGAAAATGCGCCGGGTGCGAATATTCCGAATACATATATCTAGTTTGGTGCTATCCCGCACCGCATTTCCTTCTATCCATTTTCCCTTTTTCCATATTTTGTAATTAACCTGTGTCCCAGCATCTCGATTATTACCATCTTTGAATTTGCGATGATGCAGGTAAATGTTGTTTTGTTTCGGCTTATCTGGTGGATTCCACAACCACTTCTCGCTGTTTGAGATAGCTGCTTCTGCGATATACCAAAAGGCGTGAATGGGGTATTCTGTCGTGAGTTCATATTGGTCTGGGTAGTACTCATTGATATGGGCTTCAATTGCCATAGCAATAATATCACGGAATGCCGCGCCTGTTGTAGATGGATCAAGTCGGAACATTTTGGTTTTTTTCATACCATATTTTCCATTTTTTCAAGGTCAACCAGGTTTTTTAGGGCAAAACCGCGCGATTTGAATAGGTCAAGTACATGCTCCAAATATGTAACGTAATTAGTTTGCGCATCAAACTTCTCAGCAATTTCCTGGAATTTGGTGTTTGATGTAATAGCACTTTCCAGTTCTGCCGTTGTGCGTCGCCTGATATTTCCATTCCAGCGGAAAGATTCAAACAACAGTGAATGAAGTGTGTTCATAGCTCTTTTGATTTTTGCCAGTTTGTGTTGTTCTGTTTGAAGTAGTGATATGTATCGATGGTGTACAGCAGGTTGATTGCGTACTTCTTCGCTGAGATCAGAAGTGTCGATACGCAAATCTTCTTGAATTCGTTCCTTGATTTCATCAATGTTCATATGATCGATTTCCCCATATTTTGTATGGTGGCCTCTGAAAAGTTGTGTGTGAAGTCTATATTGATGATTGTATCAAAAGCGGAGAGTTTTTTCAGTTCGTCCCTGTGCGTAATCAGATAAATGCACCTACCCTCTTTGTGTGCTAATTCTCTCAGGGTAGTAATGAGCCGAAGTGTGCCTTCCATGTCTAGACCGGAGTCAAGAATTTCGTCAAAGATTTGGACATTTGTAACTACATTATTTTGTCTACACGCCAAATCGTAAAAGGCCAATAGTAGCGCCACATCTGTTCGCTTCAATTCTCCACCTGACAGGGTGCCATATTGAATGTTATCACACCCTCTTTCACTAATTCTCTCTTTCAGGTTGGAGTCAAACGCGAGTTGCCATTCCGCCCCGAATGCTTGCAGGTAGAAATTGATTCTCTTGTTCAGATATGGTAGAACCCGATTGATGCAAAATTGCTTTAGGTTTTTTCCAACAATGGTATTAATTGCATCATAGTACGCTTGTTCTTGCCGCGCGGCATTGAGTGCTATTGTTTTGCTTGCGTGAGTTGTCTTCATTTGGTGTAATTCGTGTTCGTCAACTAGATTATCATTCCATCCACGGTTGGTGTCTGCTTTGATTGTTTCCCACTGCTCTTTCAGATGGAGTATTTCTGTATTGTTGTTATTGATGGCTTTTTCTGTTTTGGCCCGTAGCACCAATTGTGATTTGATGTGTGATAGTTTTGTTTTTTGGTCATTGATGAGTTGTTGAAAGTGTGTAATTTGTGCCTTTATTGTAGTTTGTTTAATAGACAGTTTGTCTAACTCTGCTGACAGGTGTGTTTTGTGGTCTTTTGCTGTTTCTTTATCAAAGGTTATTCCACAGAACGGACACGCCTTGGTTTGGTCCATTCGGTTTATATACTCTTGTTTTTGCTTTGCGGTGGTACTAATTTCCTTTAGTTGCACCGTAGCATCTGCGCATTGTGATATGAGATCAGCTATTGCAGCAGATGTTTCAAATTCTGTTGTGTCTATATCACCAAGGCTATCTAGTTCTGCCTGAGATTGCGTGTTGGCAGTCGATAGTTCCTGCAATTTTGCTTTGATGGTTTGTAGCATGTGTAGTGTTTGTTGCTTGCGCTCCGCAATCATTGCGTCTAACCGTTCTAGTGTGCCCTCTCTTTCAGAAATTGTGGCACTTAGAATAGAGAGTTCGCGTTCAATGGCATCAGCAGTCAAAGTTCTTGCCTTCATTTCTATTTTGGCGGCATCGGCAATATCTCCGTAAATGCCAATGTTCAGCACGTTCTCGATCAAGTCCCTTTTGGCCTGTAATGACAGATCGATGAATGGTGTAGTCCAGCGATCAGTCAGCACTATCAACATTTTGTATGTTTCGATGTCGCCGCCAAGAATGGAAATAAGACGCTCGCGCATATCCCACACTGTCTGAAAATCGACGGTTTTGCCATTGTGTACAACTTCTCTTATTTTTGGTTTTTCTCCATGAGTGACTGTGTATTCGTCTTTTCCTACATTGAATGTGGTAGAAGCTACACAATCACCGGCATTGATACGATTTACTAGGCTTGCCTGTTTTACATTGCGGATTGGGGTTCCGAACAGAGCATAAACTAGCGAGTCTACTATGTATGCGGTTTTCCCACATCCATTTGATCGTTGTTTATCGTGGTTATATCCTGTGACTAGATGTAGTCCTGGCTCATAATTGATTGTGGTCGGTGTATCCCCAAAACTCAAAAAGTTCCGTATGGTTGTTGAGTGAAACTGAATTTTGTGTGTTATGTCAGTCATTGTTCTTGTCTCACATTCCTTTCTATTTCAAATACTTTGCCTAACAAGAGGGATTTGTCAAGCCCTTCTGGTACTCCTATTTGGTCCAGGTAGGCCGACAGGAAATCAATTGGGCTAAGACCAACCACATTTTCCATTTTTGTTTCAAGTTCTGCTGTTTGTTCGTCGGAGATATCAGCAATGAATGCTGTTGTGCAGGATAACGGGTCATGTGATTCTACAGTTAAAATTGCATCAGTGATGGTCTTTTGGCTCATGTTATTCGTGATGTTGATTTTAACGAAATTGTTGTGAACACGATCAGCCAGTTGCGCAAATGAACTGTCTTCTATTTCCTGCATTGATAGCATGACATATTGTGGGGAAATTACATTTTCTATAAAGGTGGTTTGTAGCGTATCCATGTCCAAAAGGTAAATGCCCTTGGAATTGCGGTAATCGTTCCATGTCAGTGGATATGGGCACCCAGTATACGTAATATTGCCCTTAGTGCTTCGCAGATGGAAATGACCGCTGAATGTGCGCTGTACATGTGACTCCATGAATTTTTGTGATAGGCCCCGGTTGTTTATAAATCCTCGCACCAAATCAAATCCAATGATTTCTAGGTGACCAAGGCAGATGTCCGGGCGCTTTTTGACCATGGCCACGAAATCTACAATATCTTCTTTATGTAGCCATGGCGCGAACAAAACTGATTGACCTGCTATTATTTCTACTGTAGGTGTGGTATAATAGCAAAAGGTATCTGGGAACTGGTCGAAAATCTTGAACATATGGACATCTTTTGTTCGATTATAATAAATGTCGTGATTCCCTAGGATAGCCCAAATAGGTTTCCCGACAGCAACCAGCCTTTCCATTATATCCATGGCCACGTTAAGTGTGCGGCAACTGGTAGATTTGCGATTGTTGAAGATGTCTCCAAGAATAGCCAATCCCATTACATCTGCCCGCTGTAGTGTTGGTAGTAATAGCTTATTCACAAACTCCGTGCCGATGGTTAGAAACTGGGCGCTGTCGTTTGAAATGCCGTAGTGAAAATCGGCTGTAATGGCAAGTTTCATATTATAGATACTCCATCGTTTGGGTCAATGTTATGCGGGAGGCAAGCAAGTTTTTTTTGCAGTTCAAGCCCGTGTTCGAAAAGTTCCTTTTTTGTCCTGTGATATCGATTTTCTTTCTTGATATATTGCACCATAGAACGCCACACAATTTGTGTGCAATATCCAAACACGTTGGCTTTGGGGTGTTCTGGTTTGAAGCTCCGCGCGTATTTGCATAAATGCAGAACGGCATTTTGAATCATGTCGTTTCGCCATGTGTAGTTGATGAAATTTTTGCTAAAAGAGATGTTTTCCGCCAACATAGTAAATAGTATCCCAAGCCGCTCAGACATGACGCCCGATTGTTGCCATGCAATAATTTCTTTTTTGAGTTCCTTTGGGTCGATGTATTTGTAATCTTTGTGCTGTTTTGTCTTGGCCATTATTTTCCTTGCGTATCTCTATTATGGGGATGATTTTACCATATGTGGTATAATGCTGTGACCTACAGTCAACATTATACCACACGATGTAGTATTTCTTGGATATGAAAGGGTTTACTTCATGAGTAATGATAAAGTGACGGCTGCAAACAACCCTGGTTTTGGTCTTATCTCGAAACGATATAATCCAAATGTTCAACAGGCACCCTCTGTTCTTGGGTTCCCCGCAGATAACGCTGGATGTGGTCATTATCGGATGCGACTCCCGTTCCAGTTGGGCACAGCAATGGGGATTATTCGTGCAGAGGCCCATTCGTGGTTTTTCACGTCTCTGAACAACAACGATTTCTTCGACACGATAATTTTCCAGAGGCAGTGTACAGACACACAATTAAAATACTTTAGGCTTATGCTGCGTTATGCGAAAGCTATCCGAAAGCCATTACGTGTTGTGTATGAACTTGATGATATTGTGCATGAAATTCACAAGGAAAGCACCATTGCCCATCGATTTTACACACCAGAGCATTGCGAAAATGTCCTTTCTATGATGCGAGAGGCAGACGAAGTGTCATTTTCAACACCATATTTGCAACAATATTATGCGCGACTTGGTGTAAACAGGTATCGTGTTATTCCCAACACATTGCCCAAATTCCTGTGGCAATTCCCGCACCGCGAGAAGGTTCCAAGTCAAGAAAATAGATGGAAAATCTTGTGGACCGGATCATCAACTCACCATGGCGCAAGTAATGACACTGCTATTTTGCGTTACATCGTGTCACAGATAACGAAGCGATATGGAAAGCGCGTTGAATGGGTGTTTTTCGGGACGGCCCCAGGATTTGTTCAGAATGATGCTGCTGTTCGTGTGGTGCCGTGGGTTGATTTTTACACCTATCCACAGGCACTCTATGCGCTGGATGCTACGATTGGAGTTGTCCCACTAGTTGACATTCCATTTAACTATGGTAAAAGTGATTTGAAGCTGTTGGAGTTTGGTGCTGTTGGGCTCCCGTCTGTGTTTTCAGATATTGGGCCGAATGGCCCATACGTCAATGCCCCGGTAAAGGTGGAAAACTCACCCAAAATGTGGGTTGAATCCATTTGTAATTTGCTTGAAGATGATGTATACTATGCGGCAGTTCGTGAATCACATTACCAGTACATTACGAATCGTTGGCTAGAAGACAATATCCAACAGTGGGTTGATTTTTACACTGGTGGGGCAACAACAAAACGAATGGGGACTTTTACAGCACCACTTGGATAAGGAATAAAGAACATGAATAGAGCATTACTGATAACTGGGGACACTGGCTTTATTGGAATGAACTATTTACGCAACATGGTAGACAATGTGCCAGACAATGAGCTTCCAAGTTTTGTTGTCGGAATTCATCTGGCAGCAAGTATGGACCCCGTCACTGGATACAATATGAAAGACTATGTTGTTCTTATGGAAAGACTGAAAAAGCGAGGAGTGAAGGTGGCCTGGTCTTCTGGTAATTTGGCTGCGTGGGCGAGCATATCGCCATGTCCATCAAATAAAGTTGTGTCTTGGGTTAGAGAGTTACCAGACAATTGTGGCATTGATGTTCTCAATTTTGCGTCACAGAGTCATGTAGACAACGCAATCGAAAAACCATATGAATTGTTCTGTTCAAACAATTGTATTATTATGGGCGTGGTGCGGCTAGTTCGTGCTATTACGGAAGCAAGGTCACACGCGCAATCAATACCAACCATTTACCATATTAGCACTGATGAAGTATATGGTGCAAACACAACAGGAACACCAACACCAATCAGTGGGGATTTTTGTCCAGCCAACCCATATGCGGCATCTAAGGCCGCACAGGAGCATTTTCTCCGGTCAATTGAGCAGACATATGGGTCTATCAAAGTTGTTGTTATGCGGCTTTCTAACCAGTTTGGACCATATCAATACACAGAAAAAATGATACCACATAGCGTTGCGGAAGTTGTTAAGGGCAACCCAATTCGTTTGTATGGTGGTGGGTATCAGCATAGGCAATGGTCATATTGTCCAACAACTGTACAGATTATTGCACAAATGATGAAAGCCGTGCAAGCTGGCGCATACCAAGAACCAATTTTGCATATAGCAGATTCGTCTAACAATGCCTTTTTGTCGAATGAGCAGTTAATCAGGCGCTATTTGGTGCCTATGTTGGTTGATTGTGGGTTTGCTCCAGAAGTGTATTATTCAAGCGACCGACCAGGACACGATTTTGCTTACAGGCTTGATAGTATGTTTGATTATTCGTGTCCCACTATGGGAACAATTACAACAGTACCATTTACGAAAGCAATGAATGAGACGATTCAATGGTGTGTTGATCGCCTAAAAAGATAATGAAAAATTTCAATAATGCACATGATAGCAAACATGTCTGCATCCACATGGATGCCATAGATGATTGTGTTGCGTTATTCAATGAAAATGGTTGTGTGGCAGACATACAGCGGACTAATCCATTTTCATGTGGTGGGTCATATGAAATGTTTGCCCAGGATGTTCGAATAAAGTCAAACACAGAGTTTGTTCTATATGCCTTGATTGTTGGTGCTTTGTTTCATAATGTGGTTTTGTCTTCCAGTAAACAACAGGGAACCCCAACATCGACAAAATGCGTGGAGATTAGAAAATCATTGTTACGTCTATCGAAATTGCTCAAAACACGGGGTCGGCGTCTTGTAAAGCTAGTTATAGAGGGGGGACATATTGACTATGATAGGTTATATGAGAGTTCTACACAATTTACACTATTGCGAGACAAACAATGTTTCACATTGTCGAAATTGTCTGCGTTTTTGTCTTCCAAAACAACACAGTATAAGACAGTAATCTATCCGCAAATTGCAGCTATACAAGCAACAGCGACACCAACAATGGCACAAGATGTAGCTAATCTTGTGGCAGATTTCCCCGGATTTGATGACCCGATATATCAAACTCGCGCAAATTTTGTTGGGGCGATGATCACCCAGAGGGTTATTGAGAAATACCAAAAGGAATCCCTGTCCACTTTCTATGCTGGTCTACCGTTCCCGGCAACAAACTTTATGTCACACAGTTTACGATTGTTTGGTATAATAGAGTATTCTCCATCATTACAGAGCTTTGTTGATGGTGGGTTTGTGCTTTCAACTGAGAATAGTTTAGTCGGGGAAATGCGGTCTGCGACAATGAAAGCCGGAATGGACTTAGCAACAAAATTGGATGTATCTCCATTTTTGCTTGGGGCGTATCTGTTTGGGTTTTGGTGCAAGTCCGCCTATGCCATGGGCGATAAATTGGGTATGAAGGTGCATACAATTAGCGGCACTTACTATTGAGAGGGAACTAATAATGCAAAAAGTGAACAGCAAACACACACTGTCGTTTATCCATCGGAGAAGTGCAGATGAAGCGTTACACGGTCACACTTACCAAGTTGATATTGTGCTACATCATGCGTGGGACATTGACTATGACGAACCTGCACAAGTGCCGCCGTCTTGGTTGATGGAAATTATTGATAATGCTATAGCCATTTTTCATAACAACATTCTTTTGCCGTCTGGTGATAATGGTATTGTGAAAAAGCTTGCAAGCCTGCAATTCCCAGAACATTTTAATACGGATATTGTGGTGTTGCCTAGTATTCCAGATGATTGCACCGTTGCTGCAATGATTGCTAGCATTATTATTAGCAATATGGAAACAGCGGTAAACTCAAAAGCAGATGATGGTACAGACTCGAATTCAATTGAAACTCGATGGGTATTGGAAGCTGTTATACTGTCGGATGAATCTGGTGCGCCATTGACGACATTCCTCACTGGGCAAGGGGGGATGTAATGTACGCAGGCATCTATTATGACGCGCGAAAATCTACTATGTACCATTCCATGTACGTGGATGGTGTGCGTAATATTGATTCGTGTCAGTGGGTGCCGTCGTTATATGTTCTAGCCAAGGGCAATAATTCAGTTGATGCACATAGTTTACTAGGCGAGCCACTCACTCAAAAAGTCTTTTCGTCCTTTTTCAAGTATAAGGAATCATCCCGATTTGCATCATCTATGGGAAAACGTTCTTGGATGGGTGACATTTCACCTGAGATTGCCTATCTCACCGAATATTATTGTGGCAAAGACCTGAGCAATTCTCCGAATCTGCTAAATTGTGCATTTCTTGATATTGAAACAGAGACAGAGGGCGATTATGGCGGGCCGATGAACCCAACTCAGCGAATCAATTTGCTTAGTGTGTATTATAGTAAACATGACGAACATGTGGCGTTTGGATTAGAGCCCTTGAAAACCCCTATCCCTGGCTTGACCTACGTTCATTGCCCAACGGAAAAGGTCTTGTTGGATTCCTTTATAACTTCATGGCAAGCAGCAGAACCAGATATTGTAACTGGATGGAATGTTTACGGTTTTGATATCCCGTATATCGTAAATCGAGTGCGAATGATTTTAGGTGAACATTACGTATCTCGATTGTCGCCGGTGGGGGCTGTGACACAAACCACAAAGAAAACTCCAATGGGTGAAGTCCATAGCTATTCATTGGGGCTTATTGCAGTGTTGGATTACATGGAGTTGTACAAGAAATTCTCTAGAGGCGGCAGAGAGAACTATACGTTAGGATACATTCTTGATTATGAGTTAGGGCGTGGCAAGGTTGAGTTTGAGGGCACTTTCAAGAATCTCTATTCTACTGATTGGCAAAAGTATGTGGAGTACAACAAACGTGATATCACAGGACTAATTGATTTAGAGGATGCTCTTGGGTATATCAACTCTGCTGTGACAATATCCTACATCTGTCAAATCCCGTTTACCGATGTATTCACAACACTTGTTAAAACAGATGCGCTTATCTTATCGTATATTCGGCCAGACGGTCAACTGATTGAAGACCAGCATGGGGCAGAGTTGAGTCGTCCATTACCCGGCGGATATGTAATGGACCCGCAGAAGGGTATATTTGATTGGGTTTCCTGTTTTGATGTATCGAGCCTTTACCCCAGTCTTATGCGACAGTTCAACATTTCACCAGAAACAAAAATAGCAAAAATTCCATTGGATGTAGCAACGGAGATTATTGAAATGGGACTAGATGCCGTCGATCCAGTTTTCGATGACAATACTCCGTTTGAGTTTTTGACTGCAAAAGGTGCATTACATAGAACTACCCGTAGCAAGCTGTTTGTGGCAATAAAAACCAACAAGTGGCTTTTGGCTGCGAATGGCACAATTTACCAAAACACGGCAACAAAGATGGGCATTATTCCGCGTGTATTGGCTGATTTGTACAATAACAGAATCAAGACAAAAATAGCAATGAAAACTGCGTCTGAGCATGATGCGAAGCGTCTTGACATTGTGCAGTATTCCTTGAAGATCATCATGAATTCCATATATGGATATGTTGGTAACAAGCACAGTAAATTGTTTGACTTGGACAATGCAGAAGCCGTAACAACAACAGGACAGTTGTATATCAAAAATGCTATTGCTGTGTGTAATGCCAAGTTTCGGAAATATTGTCAAGAGTGTGCAGAAGTCAATTGGGTTGCACAAGATACTACTGATATTGTCAAGGCATCTGATACAGACAGTATTTTTGTGCATGTTGGGAAGTTCGTTCACAAAACCACGCCACCAGATGATCGTGATGCCATTTTGGCCAAGATTAATGAGCGTTGTCTGCGGATAGTTGAGGAAGCAAATGATCTGCTTACGTATAAAAAATTGCAAATGGACGAGCAATTAATTCATTTTGATCATGAGTATATGGCTCGCGTTATTGCCTTTGTGACAAAAAAGAGATATCTAGCCTTAAAAGAGAAAAAGGGTGAGATAGTTTTGGAAGTTACGGGTATTGAGATTGTCCGTAGCTCAACTCCACAAGTTGTGCGTGGATGGTTGCGCGAGACGTGTAAACTGATTCTTATGAACCGCAATCGTACCGAAGTGATTGAGTATATGCAGAAAATTCGAAGTGCTTTCATGGCTTCACCTGTAGAAGATATTGCATCTCCCACGTCTGTTAATGGCTTGACTAAGTATTCTACGGGTGATGGGAAATGGCGTAAAGGCGCACCTTTACACGTTAAAGCGGCTCTTTTATACAATCACTTGATTAGCCTTGCATCTGTGGATAACAAATATGAGAAAATCCCTGATGGTGGTAAGATGCGTTACACATACTTGTTTGATCGGAATCCTGTCGGCAATAATGCCATTGGGTTTACTGTTGCTGGTTTACCAGAGGAATTTGGCTTACAAAATTATGTAGATTATGATAGAATGTTCGAAAGGAATTTCATGAAGCCGTTGCTTCCGATTTTTGCAATTCTTGAGTGGACAATTCCGAATATGGCCTCTCATGATTTACAGGGATTATTTTCCTAATTCCAGAAAGGATATATAAAATGTCATTGAATGAGTGTATTGAAGAAATGATGCGGCTGGCTGTAAATGCCCCACATATGACGGACGAAAAATTTATGCTTATGGCGGCACAAGAGAGTACACAAGCAACATGCCTACGGCGTAAATTTGGGGCTATTTTGGTTGATAAAAATGGTTTTGTTGTTGGAACTGGTCGCAATGAAACGGTGCTGTCTCCTAATATGCAATCTTGTGTGGAACGCGGTAGGTGTTGGCGTCAGGATAATAACATTCCATCTGGCAGTAATTATGAGAAATGTTATTCTGTCCATGCCGAACAAATGGCACTACTTCAAGCCGGGCAGAAAGCAAAAGGCGGCACAATGTACATATTTGGGTGGGATATAGAAAAAAATGCCATCTATAAAGGAACTGGTGGGTGTCTCTTATGTACAAAGATGATGCTTGCCGCGGGTGTGAATGAAACCGTCGAATATGCTCTTACTGATAATGGAAAAATTCTTCGCGTAGCCGACAGACCACAAGACTCGTTTCGACATATTCCACTATTACATGCCTATGGCTGGCGGTTGGATCAAGGCGGAATGCCTCGACCGGATTTTAATGAGCCAAAGTTTGAGGAAGGAAATGAATATTGAGTAAACAAGCGACCAGTGATGATGTGTTTGGGGATATCATAAAGGATTTTCCCCATGAAATGTATCGCCTTGATGATATTCCGCCTGTTGATTTTTTTGACACGGGCATCTATGCTTTCAATCGTCTACTGACTGGAAGCTATTTTCGTGGGTTGCGCTCAGACAAAATCTGTGCGCTGTGTGGATTCCCGAATGCAGGCAAGTCGTTTTTGTTAGCAAATATTGTGCGTGGTGCACAGCAATGTGGCTATGTGTCTGCTATTTTTGATTCTGAAAGGGCAGTTGATGAGACATATTACCAGCGCATTGGTGTAGACACTGGGCGGGTTCTCCGTTGCCAAGTTACCCATTATGAGGAATTAAGACACAAGTTGGTTATGGTATTGTCCAAGTTGCGTCAAGAGGACGCAAAGGGCAAGTGGGGCCGACCGGATTTAAAAATCTTCGTTGGGTTGGATAGTTGGGGAAACCTATCATCCAAGAAAGAACTTGGGGATGCGGTCAGCGGCAGCGATGCCGGTGACCAGGGGCTATTGGCAAAGGCCGGTAATTCTGCCTTTAGGGTGATTAACGCAGCTTTGAGCAAGTACCGTGCCCCACTGGTTTTCACAAATCACATGTATAATGACATGTCGGATATTCTCAATCGCCCAGCTATGATTGGTGGTTATAAGGTCAAGCACAATCCACATATTATCATCCATGTGGAACGAAAGCTGGTTCCGAAAGATAGTGTTATTGGCCGTGGTGACGGTATGGTGATGAAAATGACTTCCATGAAAAACAGGGATGTGCCAGAGGGCCAATCAACTAATGTGTTGCTGTCATTCCGAGACGGCATTTTAAAATATTCGGGGCTTCTAGAGGACGCTGAGGCCCATGGGTTTGTGCAAAGGGCTGGAGCATGGTATACTTTCACTAATGGCCGTGGTGAGACTCTGGCAAAGGTTC